CCGCCAAGCTGTTGATACCCCGCGCCTGGTTCGACAAGGAGAACTGCAAGCAGGGGATCGAGGCGCTGCGTTTTTACCACAGGAAGTACGACGAGCGGAACCGGACCTTTCGGACCTCGGTCACCCATGACTGGAGTTCCCACGCCTCGGACGCCTGGCGCTACTGCGCAACCGGGCTCCGCGACAATGTTCACGGCGGCAAGCCGCCACAGAATACCGCACACGCGGCCTACAATCCGTTGCAAACCTACCAGGATCAACCAGTTCTATAGAGATTGCCATGTCCTTTATGCGCCCCAAGATGCCACCACCCCCGCCCGTGCCACCGCCTCCACCGATCACCCCGGTGCCTGCGGTTGCTGCCGAGGACACCGAAGAAAGCGCCGTGAAAGAACGGATGCGCCGTAAGAAGGGGGTCAGCTCCACCATCCTGACCGGCCCGCGCGGGCTGCTGCCCGAACAGATGTCGGTCACCAGCCCGCACTTGCTGAGTGGCGGTTCAGGGGGCTCGACATGAGCAGCATTATAGGGGGAAGTTCGCGCGCGGCACCTGCCCCGGCCGCGGCAATACAGCCTGCACCCCCGGTCACTCCGGCACCAGCGGTAGCGATCGAGGACGAAGACGCGATTGAAACCAAGGTTGCCAAGAAAAAGAAAAAGCCGACCCCATACGCGCCGGTCCTGACGACACCCTATGGGGATGTCAGCCCGGCACCGACCGAACAAAAAAAGCTGTTAGGAAACTAGATGCCCGCTGATAAGACCGCCGTCACATTGATGCGAAGGCTCGATCGCCTGCAGGAACAGCGCTCGACCTGGGAAGCGCACTGGCAGGAAATTGCCGACTTTATGCGTCCGCGCAAGGCCGACATCACCAAGAAATCACAGACCCCTGGTGCAAAGCGCTCGGAACTGATCTTCGATGGCACCGCGATCAATGCCGCCGAGTTACTGAGTGCCTCCCTGCACGGGATGCTGACCAACATGTCGACACCCTGGTTTTCGCTGCGGTTCACTACCCCGGCCCTGAATGGCGACGACGAGGCCAAGGAATGGCTCGAAAGCACGGAGGACGTACTCTATGCCGCCTTCCATCGCTCGAACTTCCAGGAACAGATCCACGAACTATACGACGACCTGATCCTGTTCGGGACCGGCGTGATGCTGGTCGAGGCGGACGAGGAAACGACGTTCCGCTTCTCCACCCGGCACATTGCCGAGTGTTTCCTGGCGGAAGACCAAAAGGGCCGTGTCGATACGGTCTACCGGAAGTTCCGCATGTTTGCACGCGCAGCGGTCAATCAGTTCGGTGCCGACAAGGTAAGTGATAAAATTCTTAAAACGGAAGAGCGTGACCCCTACGAACAGGTCACCCTCGTCCATGTGGTTATGCCGCGGGACGACCGCGACAAGGGCAAGATTGACAAGGTCAATAAACCGTTTGCGAGTTACTACCTGGAGCCCGAGGAGCGCCAGATGCTGTCGGAAGGCGGCTTTGATGAACTCCCGTACGTTGTACCGAGGTGGCTTAAATCCTCGTACGAACTTGGGTACGGGCGTTCTCCCGCAATGAATGCGCTCAGTGACACCAAGGTGTTATCGAAGATGTCGGAGATCACACTCCGCGCTGCACAGAAACAGGTTGACCCGCCACTGCTTGTGCCCGACGACGGCTTCATGCTGCCGATCCGCACGGTGCCCGGCGGTCTCAACTTCTATCGATCGGGAACACGCGACCGCATCGAGCCCTTGAACATCGGTGCAAACCAGCCGCTCGGTTTGGCAATGGAGCAACAGCGGCGTGACGCAATTCGCCAGTCATTCTATGTCGACCAGCTGATTATGTCGCAGGGTCCGCAGATGACTGCTACCGAAGTGCTGCAGCGGACAGAAGAAAAGATGCGCCTGCTTGGCCCCGTACTCGGGCGTCTGCAGGCAGAGTTGCTGCAGCCGCTGATCGGTCGCTGTTGGAACATCATGCTCAAGAACAACCAGCTGCCCGAGGCACCACCCTACCTTGCGGGTGACCGCATCGAGGTCGAATATGTCTCACCGCTGGCCAAGGCACAGAGGCAATCCGAGGTCCAGGGTGTCGTGCGCATGATCGAAATGATACAGCCGATCGCAAGCATGGACCCGGCGGCACTCGACCACATCGATATCGACGGGCTTGCCAAGCATGTCATCAAGGTGCTCGGGATACCGGCGACGGTCATCCGCTCCGACATCCAGGTCGCCATGCTGCGCGAACAGCGCGCGCAACAGCAACAACAGCAAGCAGAAATGCAACAGGCCGCGATGGCGGCGGAAGCCGCAGGTAAGGCCGCGCCAGCGCTGGAGGCGGTCAACGACATGCAACCGGCAGCGCCGCCACTTGGGGCTGTCGCTTGACCCCGGAAGACTTACGCGCAACGTACCGCTCGCTGTTTAACACCGATGACGGGCAAGCGGTGCTCGAAGACATGCAGATCCGTTTTCATATCCACGCGCCGGTCTTTTCCTCGGAGCCGGGGGAGACCGCATTCCGAGATGGACAGCGCAGTGTCGTCCTGATGATACAGAGTTTTTTACGTGACCCCTCACAACCAGCACAGGAGATAGAAACAGATGGCTGACGAACAGGTAGCGGACGCTCCGGTAGAAACCGGGGAAGCGACGTCTGTCGAGGTTAGCTGGCATGACGCATTGCCGGAAGACGTACGCGACCACCCTTCCCTTGCAACCTTTACCGATACAGGTGCGCTGGCGAAAAGTTTCGTTCACGCGCAGAGCATTGTCGGTGCGGATAAAATCCCGGTGCCAGGAAAGTGGGCAGACGATAACGACTGGAATACTGTGTACGACAAACTCGGGCGTCCTGCCGATGGCGACGCATACGAACTGGACTTCGGCAACGTGCCCGAGGGACAGGATGTACAAGAGGATTTCGTCAAGTGGTTCCGGGGTACGGCACACAAGCACGGGCTCAACAATCGACAGGCCCAGAGTTTGGCGAAAGAGTACGTCGAGTTTGCCACCAACATGCAACAGGAAACGACGATCGACCCCGAGGCACACCGCGCCCAGGTCACCGCCGACATGAAAAAGGAACTGGGGCGCGCCTACGACGATCGTATCGGACGCGGCAATCAGTTCATCGATGATTTTGCCGAGGCCGAACTTACGCACCTGGTGCTGCAGGACGGCACCGCACTGCGCGACAACCCGGCATTCATTCGCACGCTAATCAAAGCGCAAACCTGGATACAGGACAACATCGGTGAAGACCGGATTGTGCAGAACCGGGACACCAATGCGCGCACGCCGGACGAGGCGCAGGCGCGCGTCAACGAATTAATGCGCTCCGACAGCCCATACTGGGATCGCACGCACTCGCAACACAGAAACATTGTGGACGAGGTGCAACTACTTATGCAGGAGATCCACCCGAACGAGGAAGGAGAAGCTGCGTAACCGTTTTGTTTCTGGACCGGCTGACAAGCGACAGCCCCGCTGGAAAAGAAACAAAGCGTCAAGTCGGGACAAGCTACGGCCCCCGCAAAACTTAAAGCACTGGTCCGTCACCTGACGGGTAGCCGCTTAACTGATGTCGTGAAAGGAGTGTTCTTTTATGAGCACGCAAATTACGACTGCCTTTGTGCAACAGTTCAGCGCTAACGTGCAAATGCTGTCACAACAGAAAGGCAGTCTCCTACGACGTGCTGTTAGAGAAGAGCCTGTAACTGGCGAAAAAGCGTTTTTCGACCAGGTAGGTTCAGCAACAGCCGTCAAGAAGACCTCACGGCATGGCGATACGCCAATAAGTGATACGCCACATTCCCGCAGGATGGTCACAATGGACCATTGGGAATACGCTGATCTTATTGACGATGCCGATAAGGTTGCCATGCTAATCGATCCAACAAGCTCGTATGCAAACGCAGCTGCGTATGCAATCGGGCGTGCAGTCGACGACGCCATTATCGAGGCGGCGGACGGCACAGCCCTGACAGGCAAATCAGGAAGCACCTCGACAGTGCTCCCCGCCGGTCAGATAGTTGGTGTTGCCTCACCAGCTGCAGGGCTGACGATTGCAAAAATGGTCAATGCTAAAAAGATACTTGACCAAAACAATGTTGATCCGTCGATCAAACGGTACATCGCTGTTCATCCCGAGCAGATCGAAGACCTTTTGAACAACACCACCGTAACTAGCGCCGACTACAATACGGTCAAGGCACTGGTGCAAGGTGACATCAACACCTTCATGGGTTTCGAGTTTATTACCTCGACCCGGCTTGCCACCGATGGTTCGTCATATCGCCAGGTTCTGGCGTGGGCGGAAGACGGTATCACGCTGGCGATGGGGAAAGATTTGAACACCCAGATCACGCAACGCGCGGATAAGTCCTACTCGACCCAAGTCTATGTGTGTGCACAGTTTGGTGCCACTCGCATGGAAGAGGAAAAAGTAGTGCAAATCCTGTGCTCAGAATGAGGGGATGAATTATGGCTAATGTCAATCAGACCCTTGCGTCAAATCATGTGGCATCACCGCGTGTACATTCTCCGACCTACCAGTTGGCTGGCCGGATGCGTGTCGCGTGTGGGACCATAGCGCTTGCGGCAGGCGATCTGTCTGCAGGCGACACCATCATGCTGGCTCCAGTTCCGACCAACGCTGCGGTCGTCAGTATCAAGATCTATAACGACGATCTTGACTCTGGCTCAACCGTGACGATGCACGTCGGGTTGTATACAGCTGACGGTAACACGACTGCGAAAGATGTGGACGCATACGCAAGTGCGACAACGGACTTGCGCGCAGCTGTACTCACCGGGACGGAAGTGGCTTTCGAGGCACGTAACGTCAACACGATGGGACAGCGCGTCTGGGAAGATGCTGGCGACAGCACGGACCCGGGCGGTCACTACTTCATAGGTCTTGAGACCGACGCCGCTGGCGATACCGCTGGCGATCTGTCGTTCCTGATCACCTACGTCGTGGACTAACAGGATTGGGGGAAGTGGCGCTCGCGCTTCCCCCTACCCTTTGCGATATTACGTTGAAAACATTGTAACCCGGGCAGAAGCAGAAACGCTCACCGGGTTCAGCGGCAAAGTTCCCTTTGACCTTGCTCCGGTTGCGAATGTTATTGCACCGATGCTGCAGCTGGGCGCGGCGATTACGCCCGACAGTTACGCCCGCGTCGAAC